TTATACATGTACGTCCAGCTCCTTCCATATAAGATTAAAATATTCATGGAATTTAGGACAATTTCGTTTCTGCATTGGAGTTTCTCCACAGGCATCAAGCTCTATTTTGTGGACAGATTTTATTTTTGCCGGACGTTTTGTTAATACTAATACACGGCTGCACATGGAAACGGCTTCGGCTATGTCGTGTGTAACAAGTATTGCCGTTATTTTTTCGTTGTTTATTATTGCTCCGATTTCGTCAGAAACATAAAGCCTTGTCTGATAATCGAGTGCCGAAAACGGCTCGTCAAGCAGAAGAAGCTCCGGCTTTACCGCAAGAGTTCTTATCAATGCGGCTCTTTGACGCATTCCGCCGGAAAGCTCGGACGGACGGCGGTTTTTGAAATCCGACAGACCGTATTTTTCAAAAAGCATATTTACGTATTCTATTGATTCGGGATTGAGCTGTTTTCTTATTTTCAGTCCAAGACAGGCATTGTCAAATATGCTCAGCCATTCGAAAAGATGATCCTTCTGGAGCATATATCCTGCCGGAGATGATGTGTTTATGTTAAGCTCACCGCTTTCGGGCTGCATAAGTCCGCAGATTATTGATAGAAGGGTTGATTTAGCTATTCCTTTTAAAATACAAAAAATCAGTGATTATTTTTGACGTTTTATAGGATAATGTGTTATAATCAATATGTATGCAATTAAAGATAATTATTATTTGTTAGGAGATGTTTTTTATGGGTTGTTCACATGATTGTGACACCCAATAGCTGGGAAAATATCAAAAATCAAGCAAATTCAAGGTAAACTTTCAAATCTGTACACATAAATTTTTAGTAGTCATGTGAACAGATTTTGGAGGTTTTTTTATGCGAAAATTTAAGTTATCAAAAATGGAAATTGCAAAAAATGAAATGACAATCAAACAAGGCTTTAATGAATTTATGAGGTTTAAAAAATCTAATAATTTATCGGAGTATACCTTAACTTATTATGAAGACCAAATAAAAAGCTTTGAAAGATTTTATAGCCTTGATAATTGCATTAGTACAATAAATGAAAGCTTAATAGAAGACTATGCTATTTTTTTGAAAACTGAACTTGGAGTTAGAGATACAACACTTAGGACACATTTAATAGGAATTAGAACTATTGTTAATTATTTTATAACAAAAGGTTATTTGGAAAAAATCACCGTTAAATTGCCAAAAGCAGAAGAAACACTGGTTAAAATTTATACACAAGATGAAGTAGATAAATTAATAAAAAGACCTAATGTTAAAACCTGTACGTTTGGAGAATTAAGAACGTGGGCAATGATTATTTATTTTTTAGGAACGGGGCAAAGACTTAACACAGTATTAAATCTTAAAATTAAAGATGTTGATTTAGATAATCAAGTTGCCATTTTAAACTATACTAAAAATAGAAAACAAACTATACTGCCCTTGCCGACACAAGTGGTAGAAACATTAGATTACTATTTAAAATATAGAGATGGAGAAGATGAAGATTATTTATTTTGTGACTGGGAAAATAAAAAACTTGAAAGGCGTGGAGCACAAATAGCGATTGAAAGATATAATAAAAAAAGAGGTGTAAATAAAACTTCAATTCATTCATTTAGGCATACTTTTGCTACAAACTATTTAAAAAACGGCGGTGATATATATAGGCTAAAAAGATTATTATGCCATAGTGATATTAGAGTTACTGAAAAGTATTTACATCTATTGCCCGAAGAGTTAGCAAAAGATATAGATGATTTAGTTTGTATTAATATTCCAAAGCATAAAACTAAACTTAAATCAAAAGCAAGATAAACGCCGTAGGCACTCAAGAGCAACAACATAAGAAACAGCAACACCCGAGCCATGATAATTTGTGATAAAACGTGATGGCTCGGGCATTTTATGCTGCCGCAGGCACTCTTTTTATTTCTTTTTAGTTGTTACATCAGATTTTCTAAATATGCCTTTGCTGCCATTTTCGGCTTTTTCGATAGCTTTTAAAGCAGATTTTTTAATGTATTCAGTATAACCTAATTTATTGCCGCCGTTCTTTTCAATCAGTTCATTCATTTTGTCAACATTTGTAAAATACTTGTCGGGCACAATAAAAATTTCCTCATCTAAATCTAAAGTTACTCTCATAAATAAAACCACCTTTCGTATTTTGTGTAATATCTGGTTACAATTAGAAATATACTACAAATTTTTACATATTTCAATATATTCAGACTAATTTTGGTATAATTTAGTAAAAAATCAATGATTAATGTACAAATTCACCAAAAGCAAAACGAATTTCAATGAATTATGCACGATTACATCAAAAGTAGAACGAATTTCAATGGATTTCCGCCCGATTTGTTATATTTTATTTAGTTTTGTCATATTTTATTATGCCCTCGGGCGTTTTTATTTGTTGGTTAGCTTTTGATTAATCTCATATTATTCTTTTTCCTTATTGGTTAGCTTTTGATTAGGAAATTGCCGAAGGCAATTTCCGTCTGGCTTTGCCTTGAAATTGTATAGGGCGATAGGGGAAAGATACGGCGAAGCCGTATCTTTCCATATTATCTATAAATATCTGTATTTATCTAAAAAATTAGTCATAACTGTATACTTCCTATATTATATATTTAGGAAGTATACAGTTATGACTAAAAATAAAAATAAAAATATATAGAGAAAAGATGGAGTTTACAGCTTCGCTGTAAACTCCGTTCGCCCCATGTAATTTTAGGATAAAGTTAGATAAATTATGCCCTCGGGGCAGTTTTATTTTTGATTGATAAATTATAATGGTTTGCTTTTGATTTAAGATACGTGAAAAAACTGGTCAAAAACGTGTAAAAAGTATGATGGATTTTTTATTAGTAGTAGAAGGATTAATATTTTTATTTGCCTTTACCTACTTACTTACTATTATTAAAAATTAATTATGTTTATTGTGCAATTACCATAAATATTTTGACAAATTCAAAATATTATTGTATAATATACATATAATAAAAATTCAAAGAAAGGAATATTTATTATGAAAGAATTTAGAGTTTACTCACGTAGAATAGCGGTTGAATTGAAAAAAAGAGGTTTTAAGATTATTAGAACTGATATAAATGAATTACAACCATTATTTAAAGTTTGAGTTTTTGAAGCTACTGATAATTTTAGGATAGCTTTTGATGAAATCTTAAACAATAAATAAATCAATTAAGCAAATTTTAAAGGAGGAAATTTTTTGTGAAGCAGTTAGAAATAAGAACTTATAAAAGAGAAGAAATTGCCGAGATATTAAAATTAAATTGTAAATCAAGTAATTTTTCAAAAGATGCAAAAAGAAAATTAACATTATGAGGTTATAGCTTTGAAGTTATAAAAAAGAATTATAACATAACAAGAGTGCCTACAACAGATGCAGAAAAGTTATCAGAAATTTTATATAGGGTTTGTGGCATGGATGTTAGAAGTGAAGTTAATGATTATATATTAGTGCTTTATCTTTTGAGTACAAGCAAAGAATTTATAAGTATGCCATATAAAGAACAAGTTAAATATATATCTAAAAATTTTGATAAATCAATAGCAGAAGCTACATTGAAAAAGTATATGAAAAAATTTAAAGATAGAAATATTGTATATAAGGACACTAACGACTTTACAGTTTGGAAAACAGAAAATAATAAAAGAACTATTGTTACAGGAAATTATGAATTAGAAAAAGACTATGAAGAATATAAGAATTATAAATTTAAAAAATTGTGTGAATTTTATAAAAATAATAAAATAGAAGAATTTAATAATGATAATGTATTATACAATAAAAAAGCATGGAGTTATGTTCGAATAAATACAGATGAAAAATATCCATTTGTTAGTTATTATAAGTGTAATTCAATGCTTTTAAATGCCGTTGTATTAGGCAAAGAATTTTTTGAACTAATTGAAAGAGTAGTATCAAAAGATGTTGAATATGTTTATTGCATTAAGCAATGGATTGAAGAAAGACCAATAATGAAATAAATCTTTTTTAATAAAACCATAAATTGCCCGAAGGGCTATAAATTATCTAAATTTATCATGATACTTCGGGCAACCATAAATTGTTATCCTCTCTTAATGGGAATTGCTTTCGCAATTCCCAATTTTTTTACGCCCGAATGCCCGAATGGTCATAATTTATCTAATTTTATCACCAACGAGGGCTTATAGTTTAGCTCTTGATTACGAGCTGCTTGCAGCGAGTATGCCCGCGGGCTTATTTCTTATAGTTTTGCTTTTGATGAAAAATGTGGTCAAAAACGTGTAAGAACCATGATGGATTTTTCATTAATAGTAGAAGGGAAAAACCTTTAAATAAAAAATTCAAATAGCTAAAGGAGTAATGATAAAATGGATAATTTCCAAATAAAACTTTCAAAAGGTAAATTTACCGAGAGCGTAGTAAAAAAACATTTAGAAGATAAAGTAGGTTTTAATGTCCAAGATGTAAGTGATGTTAAAGAATGACAAGATAAAGATATTGATTTTATTGTAAGTAATGCTAATAAATCAATTCACTTTGCTCTTGAAGTAAAAAATGATGATAGAATGCACCAAACGGGCAACTTTTTCTTTGAAATTGGTTTTGATAGAAAAACTGGCTTTTATGAAGGTTGATGATATAAATGTAAAGCTGATGCTTTATGTTTTTTTGATAGTGTAACTGGAACTGGTTATATTTTAGATTTTGAAAAAGTTAAAGCTTTAAAAGGTGAAGATGAATTATTAGGAACTGGATTATTTAAGCATAGAAAATTTTGAAATAAAGTTGATGAATGTTGGGGTTATGGTTGGCTATTGAATATAGATAAAGCAACAGAAAATAATTTAATTATACACAGATGAAAGGAGTAAGCTATGTTAAATCAAAAGCAAATAGAATTTTGTAATAATTATTTAAGTGGTATGACACAAGAGCAAGCTTATAAATTAGCTTACTCAATAGATGAAGATAAAACTACAAATGGTGCATATAGACTAATGAGAAATGAAGAAGTAAGAGAATATATTAAAGAAAAGAACGAAGCTTTATTTAATGAAAGAGTTGCTGATTTACAGGAGTGCCTTGAAGTCATTACGGATATAATTAGAGATGAAAATTCAAGTAAATCTGAAAGAATGAAAGCATTAGATATGAGATTAAAAACTTTAGCAGCTTATGTAGATAAGCAAGATATAAACCTTAAAACTACTATTACGGTTGATGTTGAAGATTAATGGATATAAAATTAAATCTTAAAAAAGATATATTTAATGCCGCATATTTACCGAATTTATTTGATTATTCATATCGTTACAACATTTTTTATGGCTCGGCGGGCAGTGCAAAGTCTTATTCAATAACACAAAAATTACTGGTTAAGCTTTTGAATGAAAATCGAAAATTATTAGTTGTTAGAAAAGTTGCAAGCAGCATTAGAGATAGCTGTTGGCAGCTTTTTATTGATATACTTGTAAAATGGCAAATTTATAAGATGTGCAAAATTAATATCAGTACTTTTACTATTGAACTACCAAACGGCAGTTTAATTTTATTTAAAGGTTTAGATGATAGAGAAAAGTTAAAAAGTATTACTGGTATATCAGATATTTGAATTGAAGAAGCAACGGAAATATCAGAAGATGACTTTTCACAGTTGGATTTACGTTTAAGGGCAAATAAGAAAAACTTACAAATTTATCTTTCATTTAATCCGGTATCAAAAGCAAATTGAGTATATAAGAAATGATTTGCCCCGGAGGTTGTAATTAATAAAGATACTTTTATATTAAAGACAACTTATAAAGATAATAAATTCTTGCCCGATGATTATATTAAAGCACTTGAAGAAATGAAAGAAAGCAATCCAACATATTATAAAATTTATGTTTTAGGTGAATTTTGTAGTCTTGATAAACTTGTTTACAATAATTGAAGAATAGAAGATTTTGATTATCGAGATATAAAAGGTGATTTATTAATTGGTTTGGATTTTGGTTTTGTGAATGATTTAACTGCCCTCATTGCTTCAATTATAGATGAAGAAAATAAAAGAATATATGTATTCGATGAATGGTGTGCTTTGGGAAAAACTAATGAAGAAATTGCAAATGTTATTATTAACAAAGGATTTGCCAAAAGCACTATAATTGCTGATGCCGCAGAACAAAAAAGTATTGAAGAAATAAAGCGTTTAGGTGTTATGAGAATTAAAGCAAGTGTAAAGGGTCAGGGCAGTATAAATCAAGGTATTCAAAAGCTGCAACAGTACGAAATTATTGTTAAACCATCATGCCCGCAAGTTATAACCGAATTACAGAACTACTCTTGAAAAAAAGATAAGGGCACTGGTGAATATATTAATACGCCAGAAGATAAATGAAATCATACATTAGATGCTTTAAGATATAGCTTGCAATGTAATGAAAATCATAAAAAATTAGGAGTATTAAAAAAATCCTGTTTTGGCTTATAAGAGGTGAAAAAATGTTTTACTTAGATAGTGAAGAAGTTCTTAATTATGAAAATGCAAAAGGACTTATATTAAAATTTCAAGGTCAGTATATGCCCCGATTGAAGAAGTTAAATGATTATTATAATAATAAAAATAAGATTAATAGCAGATGTTTTGAAGATGAAAATAAACCAAATAATAAAATTTCACATAGCTTCGGGCATTATATTACTGAAACAAATAAAACTATGTTTTTAGGAAAAGAAATCAGTTATACAGGTGATGGAGAATTAACGGATTATGTTGATACTCTTGATGCCGCTGATGAAGCTAATATTAATACACAGATTGCAACAGAAGCTTCAAAATATGGTTATGCTATTGAGTTAATTTATATTGACGAAGAAGGGCAGTTACAATTTAGTGTTTTAGATAATTTGCATACAATTTTAGTATATGATAACGGCATAAAACCTAAATTAATGTATGCTATCAGATTTTGAACAATACAGAATATATTTAATGAGTGGAATAATTATGTTGAAATTTATAGCAAAGACGGCATTGTTCGTTATAGAAATGATGTTTGTATTGATAGTAAACCTAATTTGTTTAGTGCTTTGCCTATTGTGGTTTATAAAAACAATAATAAAGAAATTGGGGATTTTGAAAATGTCATTTCTCTTATTGATGCTTATGATGCCCTTGAAAGCGATGCCATTAATGAAGCTGATTACTTCAATAATGCTTATTTATATTTGAATGTAGATGAAATTGATGCTGAAACAATCAATAGCATGAAAGAAAATAGGGTTATTTATGGAGATAATGTTAATCCTCAATTCGTGTTAAAGTCAGCTAATAATGCCGACGGAGATATTGAAAAGAAAAGGATTATTGATGATATATTTAGATTAAGCTTTACGCCTAATTTATCAGATGAAAATTTTGCTAATAATGTATCGGGCATAGCAATGAAATATAAATTATTAGGTATTTTAAATAATATTGCTAATAAACAAAGAGAGTTTGCGGCGGGATTAAAAGAGAGAAATAAATTTATTTTTGAATTTATGTATATGAAATCTTTAGAAATACCTAAGTATGTTGAACCTGTATTTACTGTTAATCTGCCTATGAATGATTTAGAAACAGCACAAACAATAAATCAGCTTAGAGGTTTAGTATCTGATGAAACTTTAATTTCTCAATTATCTTTTGTAAATGATGCGGAATTTGAAAAGCAAAAGATAGATAAGGATAATGAGTTAAATATTTATGAAGAATAAAGAATATTGAAGTGCCCGATTAGCTGATAAAATTTACAAAAGTAATACGGCAGAAATGGAAAAAGCATTAAAAAGCATATATCAAGAGCAAGCAAAAGATATTAAAAGTGCTATTGTTGAATTATATGCTGATATGCTTACAGATGGAGAAATCAGTACAACAAACTTATATAGGTATGGCAGATATATTAATTTATTAAAGAAAATTAATAAAATTACAGATGGAACGGCAAGTTTACAAATAGATTTAATGCAGAATAGTCTTGAAAATGCCTATATTGATGCTTTTGATAAAACAAGTGATGAGTTGGGGCAATCAATAAGTTGAAGTATAGCGGATAAAGAAGCTATGGAAGAAGTATTAAACGGAAATTTCAAAGGCAAAAATTTTAAAACAAGAGTACAAAGCAATCAACAAAAGTTTGTAAATGTGTTAAAAAAGCAGATAACTAATGTGGTTGGGGCAGGATTAAATAAAGATGCGGCGGTAAAAACAGTTGTGGATAAATGCGGTGCGGCGTATTATGAAGCAGATAGATTAGTAAGAACGGAAACTATGCGAGTAATAAATGATGGGCAGAAAAAAGCATTTATTAATAATGGTTATACATATGGTTATTATTTAGTTGCAGAAGATGATAGATTATGTGATGAATGTAATAGGATTGCTATTGAAACTAAGAATAATCCAGTTCCTATTGAAAATATGGATGCTGTACATCACCCTCAATGTAGATGCACAATTATTCCTGTTATAAAGAAAATGTATGAAGTCCTTCAAGATAAATTTTCAATAGCACATACATTAGATAGTGATGTTACTGATGGATTAGTATTGAAGTCACAAAATAATAATGATAATATATTAAGTGCTACTGGTGTTAATAAATTTAAAATTGGATTTACAAAAAATAATTTAGATAAACATTGAATAGGTGGAAATAGTGACCATAGCAGTCAATATCCTAATTATACTAAAGAAGAATATGCCCAGCGGGCATTAGAATTAGTTGAAAGTGCTGTTGATAATGAAAAAGTATTTGGTTACTTGAATGTTAAAGGTGCTGTTATCAGATATGATGTTGATACTAATGATTTTGTTAAAGGTTATCCTAATAGCGGCATAGCCACAATGTTCAAGCCTAAATCAAAGAAAAAGTATTTTGATAATTGTAAGCAGAAAGAAGGAATTTAAAGTATGGAAAAAGGCAGAGTATGTCCAGTATGCGGACAATATGTTTTTGAACACCCAGATGATTATGAAGGTTGCCCTGTCTGTCATTGGCAAGATGATTTAGTACAGACTGATGACCCAGATTTTGAAGGCGGAGCTAATGAAATGAGCTTAAACCAAGCAAGAGAAGCATGGAAAAAAGGCGAAAAGATTATATAAATTTCTAATTGATGAGAAACACTTATTTTTTATAGGTGTTTCTTTTTTATTGCCGTTTAAGGGGTTAGGCATTAAACAACAACTAAATAAAATAGGGATAAATTTATTTTTATAACTAAAGGAGATTTTAAAGATGGAAGAAAACAATGTAAATACACAGGGTACTGAAGAAAATCAGCAAACTGAAAATAAAACATTTACACAGGAAGAAGTAATAAAACTTATTCAGTCTGAAAGTGATAAACGAGTAAGTCAAGCGTTAGCAACACAGCAGAAAAAATTTGAAAAAGAATTGGCTAAACAAAAATCATTAAGTGGATTAGATGAAGAAGCAAGAGCAAAAGCTGAAAATGAACAGAAGATTGCCGACTTAGAAGAACAGTTACAGCAATATAAGATTGCTTCAACAAAAGCAGAAATATCTAAGGTTCTGGGCAATAGAGGTTTAGATGTAAACTTAGTTGATTTTGTAGTTAGTAGTGATGATACAGATGAGTGCTTAGAGAAAATTGAAACGCTTGATAAAATATTTAAAGCAATGGTTAAAAAAGAAGTTGATGCCCGACTTAAGACAAACGGTGATAAACCTAAATCAAGTGTAGGCTTAGACGGCAATATCACTAAAGACGAATTTAAAAAGATGACAATCAGAGAGCAACAGGCTTTATATACAAATAATAAAGCTTTATATGATGAATTAAGTAAATAAAGGAGATAGAATAAATGGCAAACACAGTTTTTGAAAATAAGGTAATTAGCCAAAAGGCAACAGATTTATTAAACACAGCTATTGATGCAAAAAATCTTATGACTATTGATAATAATTTAGTTAGCGAAGCGGGCATGATAAGACATATTAACACTTATACATATAGCGGCACAGTTAATGCGGTCAATGTCGGTGAGGGCACAGCAGATGGAAGTTTAACATATGTGGGTAAAGATTACACTGTACAGATGTTACAGCAGTCTTTTGCTTATGCGGATGAAGATGTAATGAAAGATGATAACATTGTGGATATGGGCATTAAAGGTGCTACTGAAATTATGGCTAATCATCTTACTAATCAATATTATGCAGCTCTTGAAACTAAGGTTAGCGGCAACTTCTTAGTAGGTACAACAAACGTGACAACTAAGATTAGCTATGACGGCATTGTTGATGCTATTGCAGATATGAATATTGAAAAAGAAAGTGAATTATTCCTTCTTATTACACCCGCAATGAAAGCTGATATTAGAAAAGATGCAGATTATAAATCAGCACAGTTAGGTGAAGTTGTTTATAATGGACAGATTGGTACTATTGCGGGCATTCCTGTTATTGTAACAAAAGGCATTACAACAGCTAATACAGCTTATATTGCTACAAAAGCCGCAGTAACAATGTTTGTAAAGAAAAACTTAGAAATTGAACAGGATAGAGTATCAAATACAAGAACAAATAAGATTTATCTTAGAGAAGCTTATATTTGTGCCCTTACAGATGCTACAAAAGCAAGAAGAATTGCAATTACAGCTGCTTAATAAATATTTGATGGAAAGGCTGATTAAATGACATTAGAACAACAGATTAGCCTACTTACGGGCAATACAGATTTAGCTTTAATCAGCCTTATTCTTGAAAAGGTTAAGGCTGAAATAAGCATTTATTTAAACCAAGAGTATAATGAGAGATTTAATAATGCTGCCGTTGATATGGCTGTAATAAAAATAAATCGTTTGGGCACAGAAGGATTACAAAGCCAAAGTTATAGCGGAGTAAGTGAAAACTATAATGAAGATTATCCAGAGTATATTTTAAAACAATTAAATAGTTTTAAAAAGAAATGGGGCATGGCTTAAAATGATAAATAGACAGATGAAAAAAGCTATATTAAAGTGTTTATCTGAAACTGATGCCTTTGGGGCAAAAAAGTATTTGGCTATTGATGAAATATTAATAGCCATTAATTATAATACACAAATATGAAAAACAGATGATTTGAAATACCGAGATTGTGAGTATACCGGATTAACAGCGTATAAAGAATTTGATTTAGAAAAAGAGTATTTAATTATTTGTGAAAATAAAAGTTATAAGATAGCCGCCATTAATACTTTTGGTAGATTAACGCAATTAATTTTACAAGCGGTGAAATAAATGGAAAATGAAGTAAAAATAAACATAGATAGATTTTTAAATGGTGAGATGCAAGAGATTTTATCAGATTGTCTTAATAATGCTTTACAGGAAATTGAGAATGATGCAAAGGTAAAATGCCCAGTTGATGATGGTACATTAAGAGCAAGTATAAAGCACGATAGCGAAGCGGGCAATGATAAAATAACTGGTATTATAGGAACAAATGTTGAATATGCCCCGTATGTGCATGAGGGCACAGGATTATATGCCAAAGATGGCAAAGGACGTAAAAAAGTGCCTTGAAGGTATCAAGATAATAATGGTAAGTGGCATACAACCGAGGGCATAAAGCCTAATCCATTTTTACAAGAAGCAATAGATGAGAACATTGGAGATATAACAAAATTTTTTGAGGGGGCATTTTAATGGTAATTGAAGAATTATTAAATTTATTAAATAAAGATTTTACATTAAGACCATATGCCGCCGAGGTATCAGAAAAAGATAATGTTATTGTTTATGCTTTTGACACTGTAACAAGTGATGGTGTGGTCGGGCAGTATAGATTGAGTTTAACAATTATATCAGAAGATTTGAAAACTTGTTATGAGAATTTAGAGAAAATTAAAAATGTATTGCTTACTATTGGAGATGCACAATTAAGTGATGATATATTAACTGTTACTCTTAATGGCGGCGGTTCGATGTATAACTATGATACAGATACATACCATTTAAAAGCGAATTTTATTGTTGTAACTAAAGAAAGGAAGAATAGATAAATGGCTGAAAAAATTGTATTAGGTAGCGGTAAGGTTTATATTACAGATTTTGATGGTACTAATATTCCGGAAAACGCTACTATTGAAGTAGAAGGAAATTTATTAGGATATATTCAAGGCGGTGCTACTCTTACTTATACACCAACTTTTTATGAAGCAAAAGATGATTTAGGAATTGTAAGTAAAAAGTTTATTACCGAAGAAGAAGCTGTGCTTAAATCTGGTATTATGACTTGAGATGCAGATACACTTAAGAAACTTTGTAGTACAGCAAGAGTAACCAATACAACTACTACTAAGACTGTAAAAATTGGTGGGGCAAGTCAATATGACGGCAAGAAGTATGTAATTCATTTCGTACATAAGGATGCCGTCGATGGAGATATTAGATTAACAATTATCGGACAGAATGAAGCAGGCTTTGAATTATCTTTTGCAAAAGACAAAGAAACTGTTATCAATGCTGAATTTAAAGCACAGCCTTGCGACAGTGACGGCACACTTGTTATTTATGAAGAAGAAATAAAAGCTTAATGAATGGGGCATATGCCCCATTATTTTTTAATAAATAAAAGGAGATAAGATTTAATGATAGATTTAAGTATTAGTAATAGATATTATGAGATAAAAATGCCAAAAGGTGAAGTTATTCATATTAAAAGACCTAATCAAGAATTATTAGTAAGAATGATGAAATTAAAAGATATTTCAACAGATGATTGAGAAACAGTATTTGGAAGTACTCTTGATTTAATTATAGAAGTGTTTAACAGAAATACCGAGGGCAATATATATCAAAAATCAGATATAGAAGATTATGTTTCTTTTAAGACGGCTATGGCAATTATACAGGATTACTTAGAGTTTGCTCTTGAAGAAATAAAAAAATAATAATCCCTTGTATGCCCGATACAGGGGAAGAAGATGATAAAGTATATCTTACTATTGAAACAAATGATTTAAAATTATTATCAGACTATACAGGTCTAAATTTTAATGAGTGTTTAGAATTAGATTGTTATACTTATAAGCTTTTATTAAAAGATGCTTTTATCTATCAAATGCGGCAAACAAACGAGGGACAAGAATACCTTGAAAATTGCTGAATACTTAATCAAACTAATCCAGATAAAAAAAGTCTTAGAAAAAAATTTAATTAACAAGAGGTGGATTATAAATTGATAGATTTAGGTAAATTATCTGCCAAAGTAGAAATTGATACTAATAAAGCTACAAAAGATTTAAACAATTTTGGAAAATCAACAGACGAGGGCAAGAAAGGCGTATCTGATTTAGGAAAAGAAACAGAAAACACAAGCGGCAAGGTTAATATGTTCGGGCAAGTTCTTAAAGCTAATTTGGTAAGTAAAGCTATTACAACAGCCGTTTCTGGTTTGATTAGCAATATAAAACTTATTGGTGATGCTTTTGTTGGAGTTATTCAAAAGTATGCCGATTATGAACAACTTATAGGCGGCGTGGAAACTTTATTTAAAGATAGTGCTGATAAGGTAAGCAAATATGCCGATGAAGCTTATAAAACAGCAGGACTTTCGGCAAATGCCTATATGGAAACAGTAACAGGATTTTCAGCATCATTATTACAATCATTAAACGGCGATACAGAAAAAGCCGCTGATGCCGCTAATCAAGCTATTATTGATATGTCTGATAATGCTAATAAAATGGGCACAAGCATGGAGAGTATACAAAATGCTTATCAAGGCTTTGCAAAACAGAATTATACTATGCTTGATAACTTGAAATTAGGCTATGGCGGCACGAAAGAAGAAATGAAAAGGCTTCTTGCTGATGCCGAAAAGCTTACAGGTGTTAAATATGATATAAGTAATTTGAATGATGTTTATAGTGCTATTCATGTTATTCAAACTGAATTAGGCATTACAGGCACAACGGCAAAAGAAGCTGAAACAACCATATCGGGCAGTATAAATTCATTAAAGGCTTCATGGGAGAATTTATTAATAGGATTAGGACGAACAGATAGTGATATATCAAAACTCGTTTCTAATGTTGTTAATAGTGCAATTACTGTTGTAAAAAATGTTGTGCCAGTTGTGGGACAAATATTTGTTGGTTTAAAAGAAGCTGTTAAAGTGGGCATAGAAAGCATAGCAACTAATTGAGATACATATAAAGAAAGTATTATATCAAAAGCAACTGAATTAGGAAACAATATGCAAGAAAAGTTGCGTGAAGGTTGAGAAACAATCAAGGAACATATGCCAGAATTTCTTACAAAAGGCGGAGAAATGCTTACAAATTTTGTAACTGGATTTGTAGATAAATTGCCCGACTTCTTAGCAGCTTTGCCGCAACTTATAACAGAATTTACCAATTTTATAGCTGAAAACTTACCTGTTATAGTCGAACAGGGCATGAATATTATTATTGCTATTGTTAAAGGTTTAATTGAAAATTTACCAGAAATAACGGTTGCTGTTGGCAAAATAATGGCGGCTTTATGTGATGCTATTAATGCTTTAATGGGAAGTATTATAGAAAGCGGCATTGCAATAATTAAGTCAATTTTAAAAGGCGTTTTATCTATGGCGAATGAAGCACATAATAATATAAAAGGATTTATTCAGAATAACATTATTAAGCCAGTCAAAGACAAGATTAACGATATGAAGAATATAGGTAGAAACTTAATTGAAGGTTTATGAAATGGTATTCAAGATAAGAAAAATTGGATTATAAATAAAGTTACAAGCTTTGGAGATAGTATTACTACTGCGGTTAAAAAAGTTTTTGGTGTCAATTCACCTTCAAAAGTTTTCAAACAAATTGGTATAAATCTTATAGAAGGTTTATCAATAGGTATTGATAAAAAAATGCCATCTATAAATAAAAAAATAGATAAATACATGAAATCTATAATTTCTGAATTTGACAAGGGCATAGAAGAAATAGATAAAAAAGTTGAAAGCATGAAAAGTAAATTTGCTGATGCTGATTTATTTGATACTTTCAAAGATGATGACGGCAATGTATTTTATAGTTTAAATGATTTAGAAGAATACAACGATACATTAGATGAATATTCAGAATTACTTGATGAATTAAGACAAAAAGGTGTACCCGACACACTTATAACTGAAATAGCAAACATGAATTTAGATGATGCTATTGGTTTTATGCAACAGCTCAATCAACTTGATGATGAAGATTTTACTGAATATTTAATGCAATGACAAATTAAACAGGAAAAAGCACAACAAATTGCAGAAAAATACTACGCAGATGCCTATAAACAGTTTAATGAAGAATATGTAAATAAAGTTGCTGAAGAAATGCCAGAAAAATTTGCCGAGATAGGCGATGAAGGTGGAGAAAACATTATAGATAGTTTAACAACTACTATAAATGACAATAAAGAAAAATTCTTAAGTGCAATTAGAGATTTAATTTCTGATGCAAAAGATGAATTTGAAGATTTGCCTATAATAGGAAGCATGGACGGCAGTCACAGAACAGGATTAAATGAAGTTCCTTATGATGGATACCAAGCTGTATTACATAAAGGTGAAATGGTACTTACACAGCCAGAAGCAAATAGATATAGAAAAGGCGAAAATAGAGTTGTACAAGCACAGCCTACAACAGTAGAAACGAATGTAAATGTTGAATTTACAGGAAGTTTAGCGGCGTTGGGCAGAGTGTTGCAACCTATTATTAAGAAAGAAGAAAAACGTATAGGAAAAGCTTTAGTCGGAGGTGCTTATTAAAAATGACTTTAACGATTGACGGATATAATTTTGAAGTAGGCACTATATCATTAAAAAGAAATTTTGATATTGCCGAAAAGTATAGAGTTACTACTGAAAGTGGTTTAATGCTTAGAGAAGTTAGAGGAGTATATTTAAAATATACCTTAAACTTAAGAAATATCAATAGCAAAACATACGATAGTTTAATTGGATATTTAATCAGAGGACAAGATGCTGTTACTATCACTTTGCCTATTGAAGAAAAGGGCACAATAACTTTTCAAGCGTTTTTTACTTCGATTTCTGATGAATTAGTTAAAACAGTTGGTAATACAAACCATTGAGATAATTTATCAATACAATTTGAAGCAAGAGATTTAATGTATTAATGAGGTGTAAATATGACGAAAACAGATATATATTTTAACCTTATAGATGTAACGGCAAAGAAAGACACAACAGCAGAAGTAACAGACAAGCAATCATTTATTGATATGAATGATTTTAAACTTGAAGGGGTAACTGCCCCGAAGGTGGCAACGCTTGAAACAGATTATTGAAAGTTAGATGGTACTTTCGACACATTCCCAGATAAACCAGAAACAGTGTCGTGAGGTTTGTGAAGTAATAAAATGAGTGATGCACAGGGGCAGTTTGATACACCTATTTCTTTAACGCTTACTTTTGCAGAAAATCATACAATAATCGGATTAAGTTTTGAATTTAACCAATATGATAACAGCTATTGCAATGACATGAGTGTTACTTTTTATAAAGATGATACAGCTATAAAGGCTTGAAATTTGCAGCCTAATAATTGAAGATATTCAAAAGATGAAACGGTAATAAATTTCAATAAAATAGTAATTGTATTCAATAGCATGAATAAACCGGATAGATATTTAAAAATTCAATCTATCATATATGGACTAATGAAAAAATTTGATGAAGATACAATAATAACAGCGAATGTGCTTGAAGAAATAGATTTGACAGGTAGTGAATTAACTGTTAATACTCTTGATTTTACTATGTATTCTGCCGATGACGATTTTAATATTTTTAATCCAAAAGGCATTTATCATACATTACAAAAAAGACAGCAGATAAAGGTTGTGGGCACAAATAATAATACTGAAATGAATTTAGGTACATTTTATCTTGATGAATGAACGGCGGCTGAAAATAAAATGATGACTTTGAATTGTGTTGATGCTATTGGAGTAATGGACGGCACATATTATGATGGTGGATTATACGAAAATCAAAATGCCCAAACGGTTATTGATGATTTGATGAATGATGCCGGTTTTGGGTATTCTCTTGATAGTAAATTAGCTAATGTAAAAATTAATGGTTGATTACCTAAATGCACACACAGAGAAGCATTGCAACAAATAGCTATTGCTATTGGTGCATATATTGATACATCAAGAGATGGAGAGGTAAAAATTAAAGCATTGCCAAGTTTTGATGATGATGCAATTTATACACTTGATAAAAATAGAAAAATCGTGGGCACAACAGTTGCATTAAAAACTTATGTATCTGGAGTTGATGTTACAGAACATAAGTATACGAAAAAAGTAGTACAGAACAATTATTTAGTCAACCTCGAATAAAGAATGACGGCTTATGCTTCGATATATCCGACAAAATTGTAGTAGATGTGAATGTCGCGTTCTTCGTGATCGTCCACGGGATAGCGTTCGCTGATCTCAATTTTCTGAATCAGGCGCACCAGCGTGGGACGGTCTAATTCCTCAAGCTGGGCGTAATCCTGCATCATGTCCAGCCAAGCGTCCACGGAGGATTCCGTTTCCCGGCTGGCGGCAAGCTGTTCTGTCAGCTCCTTGTGACGCTCCTGCTTTTCCCTGCGTTCGGCTTCATACTGGTTGAGCAGATTGACGCACACGCTTTCCGGGATACGCCCCAAAACCTTATCCTCATAAGCGGACTGAATCAGCTTATCCAGCTCCGGAAGCCGCTTGCCGATGGCGTTCAGCTCTGCGTGCAATGTTCTGGTACGCTCCACGCTGGCGCTTTGCTCCCGCGCTAAAAGCTGCGCCCTCAGCGTCTCACGGCTGTTCTGCGCCCACATTGCCTTGCACCGAATGTCCGTCATGACGATCTGCGTCAGCACCTTTTGGTTGATGTAGTGGGACGAACAGGCATTTTTGCCGCCCGATGCGTAGCGGTTACAGACATACGCCTTGTATTCCGGCTCCTTCGCGGAAACCTTCTTGCGATAGTCCCGCATATACCGCATGGACGATCCGCAGTCCATGCACCGAAGCAGTCCGCCAAACAGGGCAATCGTGCCGCTTTTCCCGCTGCGTCCTCTTGCAGGGTGATTGTCCATCCGCTGTACAGCGTCCCACGTTTCCTGTGAGATCAGCGGCTCGTGGGTGTTCTCGACTTTAATCCACTCGGATTTCGGCTTGCTGACCTGCTTGTGGTTCTTGTAGGACACCGTGCCGGTTTTATTCTGCACCATGTGACCGATGTAAACCTCGTTGCGAAGAATGGTTTTCACCGTCACATCGTTCCAGAACGGTGTTTCGCCCCGCAGATTTTCCCGCCCCTCCGCCATGTAATAGAAGCTCCTTGGCGCAGGGACTTTTTCCGCGTTGAGCTGCAAGGCGATCTTGCGGAAGCCGTACCCCTGCAAGCGCAGATCGAAGATGTGCCGCACCACGGGAGCCGTCACCGGATCGATCTCAAGAACGTGCTTGTCCGCCTCGCTTTTCTT